GATGCCGTCACCGGTAACACCGGAACCGAAGGTTTGTATGAAGAAGTCGAGCTAGGCGAACTAAAGGTGAAGTACAACACAGATAGCCAGGCAACTGGATCCGTGAACAACATTTTTGATGTCTACCCGTGGTTACAGTCTTACCTTGGAGCCTTCACCTTGGGCGGTTCTGGGGGTTATCAAGTGCGCGTTGTTAGAGGATGAAATGTCAAAAATAGACGACACCTTTTCACCAATTCCAGCCCAGATCTTCAACGACTGGGGCCAGGACATCACGTACATCAAGACCACTACACCCCGCGCCTACGACCCAACCACAGGGGCTGTGACTGGAGCGGATACCAATGTCACGGTAAAGGGCATCATCAGCCGCCTTACCCCACGCGAATCCGAGGGCTTGTACCAAAGCACGGACGTAAAGATCTTGATTGGTACGGCAGAACTTGGCGATTACTACCCAACAGAAGCCGACCGTGTGCAGTATCCGCAGGCAGGCGAAACCCGCGAAGCCAAGATCATCGACATTTTGACCTATCGTGGTGACAATCCCATATACCACACCCTGATCGTGAGGCCACAGTAATGGCAAAAAGAGACCTTAAATTTTTTGTTAAAGACCTAGAAAAGGCCACAGTAGAGGGTGTTAGAACTGCCTGTGTCGAAATACTGAATGACCTCGTTGCTGCAGGACCAGCCTATTCAGGGGAGTTTTCTTCCTCTTGGTATGTAGTAACTCCTGGCAGCGGTCCAGGCAAAGCACGTAGCTCTACAGGTCTCTACAGATATGATTTAAGGAATGTACCAAAAGCTAAATTCAATAAAACAGGTCAATACACGATACTAAACACAGCCCCACATGCAGCCGTGGCTATGGACCTTGTTCCCTACGGGAGAGCAACAGAAGATTTTGGAGAGCGTGTAGTAACCACTAAAAGTTTAGAGTTTGGTAAAAGAAATGAAGGCGACACTCGTGGACAGGTAAGTGGTGACGGGCCTAATTCAAGCTCTGCACCACCTGATTGGTGGCCAACATTTGGTACGGGCGGAGCTTTAAGTTCAGCTGTGTCAAAAGGTTTTTCTAAAGGCTTTGTTAGGTTCGGTAAAGCAAGAGGATTCGGTTAATGAACTACCAAGCGATCCGGGCATCAATGGAGAACCCGTTACTGACGGCGTTTAACAACCTTGTGCCAGCAGTACCTGTTTATTTCGACAATATCACTGCCGTACCACCAAACACCACTACCGAGTACGTCCGCATCAACATTACGTTCGGTATAACCAACGAACCAACGCTGACCTCAAGCGTGGACAATGCGCGTGGTGCGTTAGTAATCCGTTTGTTTACAGAGAAAGGGCGTGGTCCGGCCCGCAATCAAGAACTGGTAACGACTGCTGTAAACGTGTTAGAGACAATTAATGACACATCCAAAACTACTACAGGTGTATTTGTAAAAGTGGGTGAAATAAACGGCCCAAGTTTTTCAGCGACTGATGAATCCCCGCACTTTGTAGGTCGTATTGATACAGGCTATGTAGCAACTGTCCTGTCGTAAATAGTCGCTAACCTGTAGGTAGCCGGGCAGTGCCCGCAGAGACCCTTAATTTTTGGCGTAACAATGGCCACCACCGTTCTGTCCGGCACTTCAGGTGCCCTCTACTACAAGCCTGCTGGCACAACCAGCAGTTTTGCCGAGTCTAACGTCGATACTGGCGCAGACACCATTACTGTTGGAACCTACTTGAACTTGAAAGTAGGTGATCCTGTGCAGTTTAGTGTGATCAACACTCAAACTAACGGCGCAGGCACAGGCACACTTCCCGCAGGCATTGCCCTGTCCACCACCTACTACGTTATCGCCTACACCGCTAGCACCGGAGTGCTGCAGGTGTCTGCAACCCTGGGTGGCGCGACAATCACCATTACCGATGACGGTACAGCTGTTAGCCCCAACGCCTTCCAAGTCGCCTACGCCGCCTTTGCAGTAGTGGGACAAGTTCGTGACTGGAGCTTTGAGATCAACCGCGCCGAAATCGATGTAACCACCATCGGCCAAACCCCTGGTCAGTACGTTCCATTCCGCAGCTACATCTCCGGCTTCGGCGATGGTACGGGCAGCGCAACGGTCTACATGACCGACGAAGACGCTTCCCTCAGCAACCGCATGATCGAGGACGTGCTTCAGCGCAACCAAACGGGTGCTGCATTCAAGCTTTACACCGACCAAGTGTTCAGCAGCGGTTCAGTGAACGAGGCCGAAAGCCGTTCCATCGAGTTTGAAGCAGTGCTGACTTCTGCCAGCATGAACGTCACCCCTGACGACGCACAATCCGTAAGCGTAAGCTTCCGTCCATCCGGCACCCCAAGCTTCGACTTCAGCCAGACCTGATAAAGTGCTACTTAAGTAAACACATAGCCCCGGTATTACCGGGGTTTTTTACTGCGCTACGCTATAGTCAATTTATAGTCAAGTACAAATCATGCCCGCTGGATCTACTCGCGCCATTGATCGGCTGCGTAAAGCAGCAAATCTCCAGCCAAGCAAGCGCAAAGTTGAGCTGTCTGACGGCACCACATTCGAGATGTGGATCAGCCCGCTAACCATGGCTGAACGTGAACGCGCCCAGAAGCAAGCCAAGTCTGACGACGCTGGAGCGTTTGCACTACAGCTGCTGATTGGCAAAGCACAAGACGAAAATGGCGCCAAGCTTTTCTCTGCCGGTGAAATCGATATTTTAAAAAACGAAGTCAAGGACAGCGATCTGCAATCTTTGATGCTGGCCATTCTTACTGACGAAGACGAAGAGCCGATGGACCCAAAATCCTAGTTGCGGAACTTCGCAAAGACAACTGGCTCATGCTGCAATTTGGCGTCGCCAAGGAGCTTGGCATGAGCTTGACCGAAGTCCGTACCACGATGACTCCCGAAGAACTACTGGGCTGGAGCGCCTACTTCCAGATCCTTAACGAGGACCAGGAAAAACAAATGGAAAAAGCCCGCAGACGGCGTTAGACTGGAAAAACAGTAGGGCAACGGTCAATGTTTGATTATGATGCCAATATAAGAGTAAATATAAATGACACCGCAGCTTTAGCGGCGCTTAAAAAATTAGAAGATAGAATAGCACAGCTATCTGATCCTAGAACAGCAGCATCTTTAAAAAATTTAGTAAACACTCAAAGAGCTAGTCAAGAGTTTAGTGCTTTAAAACAAGAAAGAGCAGAAGACTTAGCGTATAGAAAAAGAAAAACTCGCCAAATAGCAGACGAGTTACGTCTAAGCAATGCTTTAGAGCTGCAAGAAGCACGCCGCATAAAGCTGCAACGTGCTGGTGCTCTAGACGTACCAAGCCGAAAAAAAGCAATTGCAAAGCTAGACAAAGTAGCTGTTGCTAACCCAAAAAATGCTGAAATACAAGAACGTGTAGCTACTGGCCTTGCCCGGATTCTTACAACACAAAACGAAATAAACCGAGCAACCAATAAAAATATCGGGCAAAAGCAGCGTATTGCTGACTACAACAAGCAGATAGATAGGTTACGTGAACTAGGTGCTACTGAAGGGCAGCTAAGGAAAATACAGAAAAGAAAGTACGAATTTGTAGACGCTGCTGAAAGACGCCAGACCTCTCTTTCTGACCGGCGTGAGCTACAACTAAAACGCGAAATAAAACTACTTGGCGATGCACAGAAAGCAGCTAGAGATGCAGCCACAGCAGTAACACGCCCTGGAACGTTAAGCGGAGGAGCCAGTTCTGCCTTAAGCAGCGGTCCAGCTCGTACCGCACTCGGCACACCAGCTGCAAACAAAGCTAGGTTTGATTTTTACGAAAAGAACTATAAAACCGCTTTAGCAGAAGTATTTAAGACAGAACAAGCTTACGAAAAGCAATTACAGTCAAACATTTTAAACAACATAAAAGCAGAAGAAGCAGCAGAACTAGCTTCTATAAACAGAGTAGCCGACGCTGAAAGAGCACAAAACAAACGCCTTAACGACGAAGTAAAACAAAACGACAGGTTACAAAGAGCTAAAGAAGCAGGTATAGCAGCAAGTGCAAAAGCAGGTGGGCCGTCTTCCGCAATAGGTTCCGGCCCAGCTAGATCCATACTAGGTTCTCCTAAATCAGATCAAGCTAGGTTTAAATTTTACCAAAAAGCATATGATAAAGCTTTAGCAGAAGTAGCTAAAACAGAACAAGCTTACGAAAAACAACTACAAACAAACAAGTTAAACAATATAAAAGCAGAAGAAGCAGCAGAACTAGCTTCTATAAACAGGGTAGCTGCTGCTGAAAAAGCACAAAACAAACGTATTAACGACGAAGTAAGGCAAAGCGACAGGTTACAAAGAGCTAAAGAAGCAGGTATAGCAGCGAGTGCAAAAGCAGGCGGACCTTCTTCCCCGATAGGTGGAAACAAAGCAACTATTGGTTCACCCGCTTATACCAAAAACCTACAAAGCGCAGGATTAGCTTTACGGCAACTGGCAAAAGGTTTTGACAGTACTATAAGAAAAGCAGACAAAGTTAGTGGTAGCAAGGGTGCCACTGGTCCGTTAGCACTGCCCGATTCCAAGACGCTAAAAGCAGCGACTAGGGGTATCCAAAGGATTGAAACTTCTGCAGACAAAACACAAAATTTTGCTCAACGCAGAGCACAAGCACTCCAGCGATCAGAAGAACGCTCCAAGAGCATCCTCGAAGCCAATAAAGCATCCGTAAAAGCAGGAAAAGCAAATGCAGCAGAGGCAGCAAAGACAGCCAAGAGTGCTAAGAGAACCGAACTATCTACCAGAAACACAACTAAAAACGTCAAAGCAGGAACCAAAGCAACTAAAGCAGCACGCAAAGGCCAGGGTCTATTGGGTTTCGGTCAAACAGCAACTAACCTTTCCGCAGGTGCAGGCTTCCCGCTGTTGTTTGGTGGCGGTCCCGGCTCCGTACTTGGCGGCTTAGGTGGCGCACTGCTCGGCGGATTCGGCGGCTCAATCATCGGTGGAGCGCTCGGCCAGCAGCTCGACGCACTAGGCGCAGCAGCAATAAGTACAGCTAAAGCATTTGAAAAACTAGGAGCAACAGCAAGCGATCTAATCCCGTCACTGGGACGTGGTCGCGGTGATGGTTTTGGCGGCCAATCTGAATTTCTAATTAATCAAGGCCGTTCATCTCAAGTAGCAAACATCTTACGAGATCGTTTTTCAGAAGTTTATGGAGATCAAGCACTAAGAGATTTTGAAAAACTAGCACAGGTAAACAAAGAATTTGAAGAAACTTGGCAGGAAATTGGGGTAGAACTTCAGCTATTGATGGCCGGTCCTTTAGGCGAATTCCTCAAAGCCTTAAAAGGAATATCAAACGGACTCAGAGGTCGAGAAAATGAAGGCGTAGAGGATCGCCAAGCGCTAAGCCAGAGATTCACAGAACTGAAGTCAAAAGCAAACGCAATAACCTCAGCAGGCGGACAATTAAGCCTCAGTGAAAAAAATCAACTAGAAAAAGCTCGACTAGCTTTTGCTAATGCAAGCCCCGACAATCAAACACCAGTAGGCGTACAAGACGACCTAAAAACAGCAGCACAGAAAAAGCAAATCGATCTACTAAAACAAGAGACAGACATCCAAGCCGCTATAAATACAGACAAGCTCGCCGCAGTAACTCAAGCTTTAACAGCACGCCGAGACGACCTAGCAATACTAAATTCCGCTGCAGGGATCACTAAGGCTGTAGCAGACCTGGAGCGTACAAGGGCACAACTAGCAGCCGAAAGAGCAAAGTCAAATAAGGACAGTTTGACCATACTAAAACTAGAAAAAACAGAAGCAGAACAAGCCGCAGCCCTAGAAAGACAGCAAATAGCTCAAGCCAATGCAAGAGCACTAGCCGAGCGCCGGATCCTACAAGAACGCCGCGCACTATCCATACAAGAATTCCAGCTAACGCAGCAAATCTCAAACGAAAAATCAAAATTTAATGCTTTATCAGGTACAGAACTAAAACAATACGATGAAAAAATACTTTTAATTGAATCAGAATATAAAACAGCTATAGACATTCTAACAGTGCAAAAAGCAGTAGCTTTAGAAGGTAAAAATGAGCTAGAAGTAAGAAACCAAATAACTGAAAACTTTAAAAAACAAGAAGAGCTAGCTTTAAGAAGTGCGCAAACTCAATCAAAAGAAGTCTTCCAAGCCGAAGTACTGAGACAGGATAGGTTACAAGCAATCGCAGACCAAAAAGAACTCAACAAACTTACCGCTGAAAATGCAGCCATTAAAGCTATAGACAGCAATAACCCTGAACGTACAGCGAGTTTCTCTGGAGCGGGCTTAGGTTTCTTTGCAGAGAGCGCACTAATCGAAGCCAACGTTACCCGGGACAGTGCCGCCCAGCTAGAAGCCTACAACGAGCAAATCGGTGCCCTACAAAAACGAATAAAAAATCTTTCTAAATCTAATTTTGGTGGCATCAATGATGGCCGCTTAAGTATCAAACAAGAACAGTTAGACAGACTTACACAGACGCGAGATCTATACGCACAGCTACAGCCTCAAATTGACGCGGCACGAATAAAGCAAGCACAGTTTAATGACGCCCTTGCAGCTGTAACCCCCGGTGTGAATGCACTGGTAGGTGGACTACAGGAAGTAGTCGCTGGAACGAAGAGCGCCGAAGAAGCCTTTGCCGATTTCTTAAACACGATTGCGGACCAGTTGATTCAGACTGCAGCAACATTGATCGCTCAGTATATCGCTATTGGTCTGGCCAAAGCTTTTGCAGGCTTAAGTAGCGGCGGTGGCAGCAGCCCCGGAATCCAGCGAGCATTGGACGTGACTCCAAAAACGGGAGCAGCGGCAACCTCGACGCTAAACAACTTTTTATCACCTAGAGCAAACGGCGGCCCAGTTAGCGCAAATCAGCCTTACGTGGTGGGAGAACGCGGTCCAGAACTCTTTATACCTGGAGCGAACGGTTCAATTACCAACAACGACCAGTTTGAGGCAGCCCGTAAAGCAATGGGCGGCAGCAACAACAGCTCTAACGACGCCTTTGCCGACAATGCTGAAGCCATCGGCACCTCAACCTCTTACACTAAGGAAAAAGTGATGGAGCGTGAACGCATCGCTTCAATAAACAGCAACCCAATTGATGTCCGAGCTGAAACTACTGTTATCAATAACGTTGAGTATGTCACCGTTGAGCAGTTTTCACAGGGCATGAAATCAACAGCTCGGGATGCACAAGCAAAAGTTTTGAGTGATCTTCGCAATCGTCCCGCCACTCGCGCACAGGTGGGTATCAGATGACAATTGCAATTGGCACATACATAAAGTTGTTGGACCACGCTGGTGATCCAGCTGGATATGGATTCCAAAATTTTCACCACGACGAAACAAGAACCTACAACAGCGACAGTTATGTATTTGCAGCGTTTGGGTTTTCCGGTGGCACGGTTGACTTGCAAGCTGGAAACATCAGTGCCAGCCTTGTCTTTGCTGTTAATCAGCTTGACCTATTAGTTTTCCAGCAAGCCGTTCAAGACCGTTGGTTAATTCAAATCCGCACGGTTTGGTTGGACCCGGATACGCTGGAAGAAGGCAATACCTATGGAGAGGAAGTGTATGCGATCACGGGTTTGGAACACGATAGCAGTCGTTTATCCGTTCGCCTTGGCAGTCCATTGGACGCTGTAAGTCAGAACGCTCCACGCAGGTTGTTGACACAAGACCTTGTTGGCAGCCTTCCATCTACCGGAAACATAAACCTCCAATAATGCTGACCCCGAACCGCCAGATTGCTTTACTGCCGCAAGATCGACAGATCATGCAGCTTACTGGAATGAGCGAAAAGGACTATCGCTTTTTCATGCGGCAGGCGATCCTGCATTCAAAGTTGCGACCTGGGGAGCCAACAGCATTTATTGACCCAGTATCAATTTTGATTCAGCTAGTCATTGGCATTGCCTTGACTTACTTAGCGACACTGTTGATGCCAAAGCCAAAGGCACCAGAAGCGCAAAACCTAGATGTCAATACAGTTCAGGGGCAGAACCTTGTCAACGGTGCGCGATTTACGCCAAAAAGCGGTTTTGACTCTGTTCAGAACGTAGTTGAACTTGGATCGGTTGTACCACTTGTTTATGCAAAAAGGCAGGTTATTGACGGTATTGCTTATGGCGGAGTAAGAGTCAATACAAATTTAATCTGGTCACAGATCTATAGCATTGGCGGCGGACAATTACTAAGAGCGGTTTTCTTGGTCGGTGAAGCCAACATTACAAATTTAGATGCCGAACAGTTTGCTATTGGCAACAATTTAATCAATGGGTACGACTTAAACAGTGATTATGGACGCATAACAATTTACTCAAGCCCTGATGGTGGGCGTCTTAGGTCTTCTGATCGTATTGCTGGCCAGCTTGCTGCAAATGATACAGGTAACGCTGAAATTTCTGGCGGCAGTGACGTGTTTCAAGTTCGTGGCGTAGGCAATGCTTGGACCACTGATTTTTGTTACGTCTCCACCCCAAGCAACCAGACGACGTTTGGCCTGTATGGGTTTATCGGGAATAACTTCCTATACAGGGTCAACCCGGTATTTCGTACAGCCCGAAAAGCTGAAACCAGGTCTGACGGTGAATTAAATTGCGCTACTGACGACCAACAACGAGCAGAACGCAACAAGCAAAACTATAAGTTTCCTGGCCGGGCTGGAGCTATCACCACAGGAACAGAAGGATTGCAGACGTTAGCGGTAGGTAGTGACGTAGAAGTAGTGATTTATAGCAGCACGGATGTTGAGCGATTGTTTACTTATGGTGATGACGGCGAAGTCAGTTGCGGCGACGTAGGCCAAGCCGTCGCTTCTCGTCAGCGATCCAATGATGAACAGATTAATTATGGCGATTTGTATCGAATTGGTAGCGCATTAGCAATTTGCAAATCTCGATCAGCTGACGTTTTTGTGTCAAATGCGGACAATGAGCCTGTTGGGAACGGGGTTACAACCACGGCAACATTTGAAGTTATTCGCGCTGGTCAGGCAAATTTATGGGCTGCTGGGACGGTGCAGGCGGCTGGTGGTTATAACGCCACACAGAGCAGCCACATTATGCAGGCAGCGGAAGCAATCTTTTCTACTGAACGCCAAGGACGTGTTGTTGAAGTCGGAATCCGCAGCAATCTACAGGTCAACATTGCAGGGTTGTGCAATTTCAAGGATGCCAGAGGGTATGAGCGAATTGATTATGACGCTTGCGACAAAGACGACGGCAAAGACATTGGTGATGCAAACCTAACTAATTTCACCAGCGGCCAATACAGCACTTTTGAAACGCGCTATTCATTTTTTCGCGTTGGTTATCGTGTTGCAGGATCCAATGACTCTTATACCGATCTGAGTCAACTGTTTGGCGTCAGGAGCACAACAGGTGTTGCGGTTTACAACTACTTGCGCTTTGAGTTTCCCGATGTTCGCCGCTGGGAGATTCGCATGACCCCGATCAGCGGCTGGGAGGTAAGAAACAATATCGCAACGGGTGATCTTGAGGTATTAGATCCGCACCTTGGCAATCTCAGGACTGTAACGAGTGGCAGCGTCAGTGTGTCTTACACAGGCGAACAGGTGGCTCGGAGCCAAGATACATTTGCTATTCAAAGCTTGTCACCACTAGAAACAGAAATTTCTGGTGTTGATACAGCCGGAATGACTGTCGGCAAGGGTTATCAAGCTGGGACGTATAACGTAATCCTCGATGCCACGACTGGTTCTGGCCGAAACGCACAAGCCACAATTGTGGTGACAGTGCCATTGATTGGGGGGTCACCTGATCCCGCTGGCGGCAGCATTACAAGCTTCACTCTCACAGACGGCGGCAGCTTGTTCCAAGTAGGTAACACGCTACAGATTCGTGATCCACTTAGTGTGTCTGGGTTGATAGACCCAGCGGTTGCGATCAGCCCAGTATTCCAAATTAACGTTACAAGCGTTATTAAAAAAGATCTTGGGACAGGTTTTGATGATGGTGAGTTTTATGCAGACGCCTACGCACGTTTAGCTGAAAGTTTTATCCACAACGAAATCAGCGCAAGTACCAGCCAACCCGAACATCAGGTTGTTTATATCAATACGATTACTGCCAATACAAGCACACCGAATTACGAAAACATGGCAATTGTTGGCATGAATATTCGCAGTAGTAAAGAGATTAAAACATTGAATCAATTTAGCGTTTATGTAAACAGTGGTATTAATGCCACGTCAAGTTTCCCCGAAGTGCTGCTTGACCTGTTGACAAATGATAGGTACGGGACCGGGCAGGTTTTAAGTTCTGCTCAAGTTGATCAGGCTAGTTTTGCCGCTGCGTCCACATTTACTTACAACCGCCGATATTTCTTTGATGGCGCGGTCAGTGACAAGATCAATATCAGGTCATGGGGAGCGCAGACAGCTGCGAACTATTTACTTGACCTTGTGATCCGCAACGGTAAGTTTGCTTTGGAGCCTGTAGCCAGCTTCGATGCACCCGAGCCTATTACGCAGTTGTTTACAAGTGGCAATATTCTCGAAGATTCATTTTCACTTTCATTTTCTGACGATCAAGAACGGATACCGCCAAGGATTTCTGTTATCTGGCGTGAAGAGCGCGAGACAAGCGGCACTGTCAGCAAAGGTCTTTTCCCAGTTTCGCGGGAGGTGACAGTAAGGGAAAACAGTACGCCTGAAGACGCTCCAGTCGAGAAAATAGATATGAGTGACTACTGCACCAGTCAGCGCCACGCAATCGACCGCGCCAAATGGGAATGCTTAACGCGGCGGCTTGTCACCCACAGCGTGAGTTTTAAAACCACACCTACAGAAGCAGCATTAGACATTGGAGCGGTTTTCAAGTTAGGCATGGAAACAATCAGCTACAACCAACCACAAAACGGAGCAATTGCAGCTGATGGAGCAGTCACGTCATGGCCTGAAATGGCAGATGGCACTTATGACGTATTGCTTTGGGACGGGAAAGACAATGTAATCAAGGAGGCATCGCTGACAATTGCTGGCGGGAAGTGCAGCCAGAGTCCTGCCGTTTTCTGTTTAAAAAATTCAATCAGCAATGTCCAAAGCTATAAAACTCAGTCCCTGTCATTTGATGAAGACGGTAACATAGATGTGGTAGCGACTTACTATCCAACTGCTGACAGCGGTTACTCGCAAATGGTGGTCGAATTTGACGACAGCAACTTTGTAATTGAGGGGACGTAAGTATGGCCAGCTTTCCAGCAGTAAGCCCGACACGGCGCAGTTTTACGCCTGGTGAGTACCAGACCAAGCGTTTTGACAGTATAAGCGGCGCAGGTACAACCCGGCTGTATGGCAGCAAGGCGTCAAATGCAACTCTAAATCTTGAGTTTTTGCTTGACGATACTAAGACTGCAGCAGTCCTTCAAAGCTGGCACGACAGTTTGGGCGGAGCAAAAATCTTGACGTTACCGGCGACAGTATTTGAAGGCATGAACGGACCAGAAAATCAAATACCGAGTTATTTGAATTGGAGATGGGCAGAAATGCCAAACGTCGAGTCTTTAGTGCCTGGTCGATCTAGAATACGGGTGACGTTGGTAGCAACACTGGACGGCTGATGGGAGTCTTAACAGGAAGCGATGGCCAATTAAGATTTAACGGCAGTGCTGTAGGTAAGTGCCGAGAGTGGACTCTTAACGTTTCAAAAGACGCTTTAGAGGATACATCAATCGGCAGCTACGACAAAACTTATGTTGAAGGCATGAGGGGTACAACTGGATCGGCCACTGTTTTGTATGACCCAAGCAACCGAACTGCGGCTTCATTGCTTAATTCTATTTTCAGCAATGAGCAATCAAATTCTCAAGTAGATTTTGTGCTTCGCCGTCAGGACGGCACAAGTCTTAATTGTTATGCCTTTGTAACTAGCATCAGTCCAAGTGTTGCGGTTGGTGCGGTCCAAGCCGTATCTGTTAGCTTTCAAGTGAATGGGAAGCCTGTAGGGAATTTCTAATGGCTGTACTTGGTATAGGTGGGAAATTGCTCTTAAAACGAGCAGCACCAGAGCCATTCCTTATTGCGGACTCGACTCTTGATTTCGGGAATAATCTTTACACTGCTTGGCAAGCAGACTATTGGAATGGAGATCATGTAAGCGTTGATTGCTTGCCAACATCGACTGGCCCTTTTCCTCCAAGAGTTAGCGGGTACGGAAGTTATGTAGGGAGTAAGTGGTTTCTGGGGCCAAACAGATCGCAAATAAGCACAAATGAAGACACTTTTTATAAAACTGGTGCAGAAAATTATCCAGACGGCGCCCTAGGCGATGCTTCACAATTCTATTCGCGAGAAGGTGACACTTCTGGCGGCGATGTAATTCCGTCTTGCAAGTCTGTCAACTACTACATACACATTGATAACCTAGACCGCGTAAGCTTTTACCTTGACCGGTGTGCGGCTCTTACAGGATCTCCAACTAATCGAATTAACCTGTTCTCTGTTGCAGGAACACTTACCGTCTCTCCTCACGGGGCTACTGACTATCTAAATGCTATTTGGGAATGCGTTTCTAATTTAGGTGAGTTTAATTTTAGTGACGCTCAAGATACCGTGACCTTGATAAGTATTTGCGCCGATGCGCCTAGGTATCAAATACCCGAAGCCAATCCAAACAACGAAACTTTTTCTTATAACAATGCGGACTTATTACCGAGAGAAGAAACGGCAGAGCCGCTTTGGCAACAGCTTTGCGATATCGCTCAATGGTCGCTTGAATTAAACGCTCCAAGCGTAGAGACCACATCAGTTTCAGAAAAATTCGGCAACGCAGTTAAATCGTTAATCACAGGCGGTGGTTCTGCTGAGTTTCTCATTGACCGGAAGTGTTACGCCGATGAGAAAGACAACGGACTTGCACTATTGCAACTTCTTATGATGACAGAAAAAGGATGTCAAGCCACCGCGCAGTTCTGGATGGTTGATCGGGAAGGAAGCCCGGACGCCAGTCTTGGGGCGCTCCAAGGCGGCTTATATTACGAGGCAAATATTTTGGTCACTGCAAGCGCCGTGAATTTACGTCCAACGGAAATCGTTGCGGGGACGGTGCAGTTTGTGACGACAGAAGACATTAAACTATTGGTATCATCATGATTTCAAGAACGTGACTGAAATAAATCGCGCTGGCCAGGCTGGGTCTCTAGGGCATATTGACACGACCCAGGCAGGCTTCCGGGGTCAGGTTGATGCGGTTGCAGATGAGCTAAGGCAGTTGGCGGGCAATGCAGATCTTCCATCGGATCCGCTGTCTGCCCCTTATGTTCTGTATGTAAATGGATACACCGGGCAGGACACCTTTGTCGGTGGTGCATATCAAGCGACTGAGGTTGAAATCGAGCGGCGCATAAGCCTTCAAAAACTTGAATGCGGATATTCCGAGGCCCGTCCATTTAAAACCATCAACCGCGCTGCAATTGAAGCAGCCATTATTACCAGCCGCGACTGGTTCACGACACAACGCCAAAAGGACCGCGCCCTAGTTTCAATTGTTGTAGCGCCAGGTGAATATATTGTTCTGAACGACGATGGCCAAGTATTTAGCCCTGCCGACTTCCCAGCACGAAGCAGTTCTTATGAACCAACTGATGCAGATCTAATTAGCTTTAACGATCCATCAGGCGGGGTAGTGCTGCCCAGAGGGTGCAGTGTCGTCAGCCTGGATCTTCGCAAAACACTATTGCGTCCCAATGCTGTACCGGCACCTGCTGATGAAGCAGCGGATTACAGCAACCGAAGAACAATTTTTAAAGTCAGTGGAACGGGTTACTACTACGGCTTTACGTTCAAGGATAAATTAAACGCCAGCCAAAGTCACCATTTGCTGCACGCCTTTGAATTTTGCAGTCAAGCCGAACTTGATTTGTTCTATCAAAAAATTCTGGCAAGTTTTGCAGCTGCTGACCTATCTGCAAGCAATACAGTTTCAAGCGAAACAGAGTATCAAATTGTTGGACCGTTACCCCCTACACCCACGTCAGCTTCAGACACCGTAGGTTCCGCAAGCCCATATATCTACAACACAAGTGTTCGCTCAGTGTGGGGGATGGGCGGTGTTTTCGCGAATGGTGCCAAGCCCGAAGGCTTCCGCAGCATGGTGATTGCCCAGTTCACATCGGTGTCTCTTCAGCAAGACATGAGCTGCTGGCAGCTTTATTCCAGTGGAACATGGGGAGCAGTTGCTGATTACACGACATATATCAACGCCAGTCCAGACAACATCAGGATGAACCCTGATCGGCGTTCATTCCATATAAGAGCAATTAACAATGCTGTTATCCAAGAAGTAAGTGTTTTTGCAATTGGGCAAGGTGTTCACCATTGGACTCAATCTGGTGGTGAACTTACGATCACTAATAGCAACTCTAATTTCGGAGGTTGTGCAGCTTTATCTGAGGATTACAGGACATACGCATTTAACAACGACCAGGACTGGACGACAAGTCGTTTGCGTGTTGCAGGTAACCTTGCAGAAAAAAGAGGAAACGTAGTTAAAATTTATGTTGGTGATGTTGCTGACGGTCAAACCGATGCTGCAATACAAAGCCAAGATTGGTTTAATCTTGAAGAAACTTTGGAGGAAAGTGTTGCAGCACCTGGCGAACCCCGTATTTTACGAGAACGGAATTATACGTTCCGCCAAGGGTCTTGGCTATGGATTGAAAATCCTATAGGCGCTGATTACAGAGTACAGCTGCCTGCTAACACTTGGGACGTAACTGATCCTGATAAATTAAATTTCTTGGGAACAGTAGAAAACGAAGACGGCATTCAGCCTGGTCAGGCCATTTTGACACCTTCGGGAGTACCAACTGGTCAATACTATCCATCGCTTGCAGGCCGTCGAGTTTACATTCGTCGTTTGCGGGATAACCGTTCCAGCGAGGCAAAACGCTTCAGTGTAGTTCTGAACAACACAAACAATCAGTGCCGGTTGCCTGTCCGTGATTATGTAGCACAAACGCCAACATCAGGTATTCCAAATACTGACATACTTACAGTCTTGCAAGTTGGCGGAGAACCAGCAAGTGACGCCGGAGTAAAGAGAACCGCAAGTGTTGTACTACGCCGTCAGAATCCTGCGGCACCGTGGACTTCTGGCCGGTATTACCGTCCTGGTGACAATGCTACGGCAAACGGAAAGCATTATATGTGCGTCAAGGAAACAACTGATACCTCATTCTTAGACGCCGAATGGCAAGAATCATTTGTCCACATGGAAGAAACTTATAACAACGAAGATTTCCTGCCTAATGCACAGCCAGAAATTGCTTTTGACAATGACACTGATGGCAGTGGAACATCCGTAACTTGTGGCTATGACCTAGCGACTGTATGGAGCACTGACCCGCTTGTCATTAACCAATACCGCACAGCCACTGATTACTTAGGGATACATTCGTTTCTTGTGAGCATAGGTTTTAGTGCTAGCGATGCACACACAATTCTGCTGCCAAGAGCATTTGACGACCGCGACCGGAACCCTGGAACGCAGCTAGATGGTATTGCCCCACCAAGCGGAGCTGCTACTACTTGGGCAAACTGGCCACTTGAGTTCCGTCGCCCCAGCATTATTAGGTTGTTTGGCCATGCCTGGGAATGGGCCGGATATTTGAACTATACAAAGGCAATGCCTCAGTATCAGCAAGAGCTGGGCAACATCAACCGCTTTACCTATTACTTCACCCATCAAAACGGCGGACGAGTATACGCATCAGGATTTAACCAAGAGGGATTCCTCGTTAATAACCGTGGCTTGGAAGACCTAGCAACCGGATCAGTCTTAAGTGTCGATCAACTCGGGAGTGATGAGTACACAATTGACTTTCCTACCTATTACGAAAACCTTTCTGTTGACAATATATCCGTTAATTCTCAATTAAATTTAACAAGCTCTGAAATAATTGGCAGGCCAACATGGCAAGAGAGCGGCTCTAAGCCCTATCTGGCCACTGTTGACAAAATCAGCATGGGACCGTTCGGTGGACCGTTACCTGAATTACCACTATCCACCCAAACACAAGAAGGTGTAATCCGACTAGCCACTGAGCAGGAAGCGCAGGCATTTGTACGCGATGACCTAGCAATTAGTCCCGCCACGTTGATTGAAGCCCTAGGCGATGCAGTCAAGAGTGTGGTCAATGCTCGTATTAGCTTAAGTAGCACAAGTGCTGTTCCTGACGGCAATCAAGGCGGCAGCACACTTTACCTGCATCCATATAACGGCAACGAAATTGCTCTTTACAGCTCAGTTACTCAACGCTGGGGTGTGCGTCGATTTGGCGATGTTAAGTCGTTCTCACTGTCTGGGGCAGGAACAGCTAATACAAACTACGACGTTTACATCAGGGACACTGATCCAACAAACCCGACCACTCCAACAATGGCATTAAGTTTTGTTGCTTGGGGTGGTGATCGCACACCACCGGCAAGAGATAGTCAAGACGGTATTCTGGTCAGGAGCGGCGACCCAACACAGAGACTGTTCGCAGTAGTTCGCACTACAACAGCAGGGAACAGCATTGTGGACCTAGGCGGTGTCATTGATGGCGTAGATTCAGCGAACTACCCAAGGATGTATGTAGCAAACCTCTACAACCTTTATGACGTAAGCAGCCGTTATTTCTTCGGCAACAGCTGGCAGGTTGCATCCGCTGACTGGGCTCCTGTACCCGCCAGTGTGTATTCAACAACACCTCGCTGTTCATTCGTGCAAGCTGGCGAAACGCTGGTAACAGCCTTCTTGGACATTTATTCAAATTATTCCGGGCAGAATGGCCTTACTGATAAGTCGATATGCTATGTCGCACCTGGAATCAATTCAACCATTGCCCCACCAGACGATGCTTTTTACGGTGAAACAATGGGTATGAATGACACCGTTGGGTCGCAATGGGCAAGAACTTTAAGTCCAGGTCTGAACGATATTTACTACTTATACAAAATGACGGTGGATGGAGCCGTGACCACTAACGTGGTCAATGAACATGAAGCCCACGGCACGATAATTACAACTAAAGCCTGAGCACAGTTGTGGCTATCATAAGGGCACGGCGAATGTCCGTGCCCCCTCGACTGGATAGTCATGGCAGTTCAGTTAATCCTCAAAAACAGCAATGTCGAGGACAAGCGTCCTCTTGCCTCACAGCTTGCTGATGGCGAGCTAGCACTTAACTACAACGAAGAAGGCGCATTTCTTTCTTGTAAGGATTCAGCTGGCAACGTTCAACAGGTTGGTGGCGTCAAGATTTCTGAGGCGCAACCGAGCACACCTTTACAGCAAACAATATGGCTTCAGCCATCAACACAGACCCTGTTTGTTTATGACGGTTCTGAATGGTTGACCATTTCGGCGGATGGAAGCATAGATTTTTCAGCTCTGGCCTCCTACACAAGCCCAGAGAATGAGGACCAAATTGCAATACTCGACACCGCTTCAAACACAGTAAAAAAAGTAAGCCTTGAAGATTTAATTGCAAAGCGGGCTCGTGATAGCCGCCGGATCTATCTCAGCAAAGATACCAAAGCAAATGACAGCAATAACGGGACTTCTCCTGAAGAGCCGCTATTGACGTTTGCGGCTGCAATTGCAGCGGCAGAGCCCGGTGATGTCATCGAGGTTTCTCCTGGAACGTATACCGAGGCATCGCTACCGCTTCGCGTTCCAAGGGACGTTGGAATTTTTGCCAAGTCCCTGCGTCAAGTGAAGATCCAACCTGCTGCTGGGCAGGAAATGAACGGCTTTTTCAAAGTCGATTCAGGTTTCTGGGTGTGGGGCCTTGAGTTCGCTGGGCATCAGGCTGACCTCGCTAACAACCAGCAATCATGGGCGATTTCATTTGATGATCAGGCAGACAACACCGCGGCGCCACTAAATGCCAGCGGCTTAGGTGCTTTTATCCTGAAGTCACCGTATGTGCAGAACTGCTCCAGCGTTACGGCTGAGGATGATGCTGGTACGGCAGGCTCAGTCTCTGTTGGTGATACTGGCGGTGGCATTGAAGTTGATGGTGATAAGTGCGCGGCGAATAGCCCTATTCGCTCAATGGTGGTGGATAGCTATACGCAGGTGAACTTAGGCGGTCCTGGGTGCAGTATTAAAAATGACGGATATGCTCAATTAGTATCATTTTTTGGCACATTTTGCACGTTTCATGTTAAAGCAGAGAGTGGCGGTCAAGCTAACTTAAGCGGCGGTGGAACGACTGACTTTGGCGATCAAGGATTGGTTGCTGATGGATATAGCCGTTTGCCTAATTTCACTGGGTCTGCTCGCGTTGCAGCTTATGGCGCTGACAGGGCTGAAGCCCCAGTCGTAATTGACCCAAGTCTGGACACTTTTACGACTAGTAGCGCTCACACCCTTGTCGCAAACGATCAGGTTACGTTCAGCGCAACTGACGGGACGCTGCCAACGGGCGTAACGGTAGGAACCACCTATTACGTGATCGCGTCAGGGTTGACAGCTACGGTTTTCAAGGTTAGCGCGACTGAAGGCGGCTCATCAATTGACGTTACTGGCAGCGCAACTGGGACATACCAGTTTGTCCGTCAAGGTCAATTAACTGCTGACGTGATCAGCTTAACCACAAACAGGATTGGCAGTAAGTCAAGGCCCAATCCGGGGCAACTAATGTTCCCACGCCAGACGTTCCCGTCTGCTGGGCAACCCGGTTCTGCTGGCAATGCAGTTGGCGTCACGGCTGGGGTCGGTTCTACGTTTACGGTAATTCTCAATACGTTCAGTTATTCGCACGAATATGTTTCTGGTGGAACGGTAACAGTTGGCGGCACTTCTTACAACATCGCCACTGCAAGTTATGACCATACGACTGGAATAACAACACTGACGGCAGCTGGATACTCGCCGACAACAGGGGACTCAGCTGTACTGTCTGGCCTGGAGTTTATTTGCCCTACGCATGGGGTGTATACAATTACCGGCAGCGTACCAATCGACGCAAGCGGAAATGTTGTTGCAGTAGACAGCCCAAGCCTTGCAGGTTACAGGCTCAATTTTTACAACACGGTGAACGGCGGTCTTCGCTCTCCTATTGCTGCAAGTCAGGTTATTGATTTTAGATTAAGGTCTCAAGTTTCTTGTGCGTTGCATACTATGGAGTATGTAGGTTCGGGCACTAACTACAATGCGTTGCCATGGAATGGAGGAGTGCCTGTCCCTGCAAATCAGCGTGTTGAGTTAAATAACGGCAGAGTATTTGGTGCAACAATTAACGAGAAAGGTGACTTTGAAATCGGTGATGACACGTTCAGTATCGATGGCACTACTGGCGAAGCAACGATTAACACAAGCCAGTTTAATATTTCTGGGCTGAACTTTATTGGGCCATTTTCTCGCAATGGCGGGTTTAGTACTGTCGGTGTTCAGCTAAAAGAAGTCAGTGCCAACACATCACTAATCGCATCAACGGGGTCTGCAGATGGAAACACTGCACCAACTCAGAGCGCAGTAAAAGCTTACGTTGACAGCACTACTGTTCAATCTGTCGATTTAAGCGCACCAACTGGATTTACATCAACCGGCGGACCAATCACAGGTTCAGGCACGCTTGCCCTTGGGTACGACACGGGTTACCAAGGCTATTTAACAACGGAGGCAACTAAGCTTGCAGGGATTGCTGTTGGTGCTGAGGTCAACGTTAATGCTGATTGGAACGCTTCAAGCGGTGACGCTCAGATCCTAAACAAGCCAACAATCCCGTCTGGAGATCTCGTTGATGACACAACGCCTCAACTTGGGGGGAATTTAGATCTAAACGGTAATGACATTGTTACCACCTCCAATGGCGATGTTAATTTAGATCCCAATGGATCCGGCGTTGTCGTTGCTAAGGGTAATGCCACTCGCGGCTCAGGCCAAGTCAAGCTGAATTGTGAGCAAAACAGTCACGGCATCACGCTTAAAGGTCCGGCGCATTCTGCTAACGCAAATTACACGTTGACGTTTCCGAGTACAGACGGGAATAATGGCGAAGTTTTGCAGACTGATGGTAGTGGAGGTTTGTCTTGGGCTACGACTGGGAGTGGAACGGTTACAAGCGTTGGTTTTGTTGCGCCAATTGGCTTTAGCGTTGCCTACAGTCCTGTCACGACATCTGGCGCGATAGAACTTGGTTACGCTGCTGGATACCAAGGTTTTTTAACATCTCAATCAACAAAACTTTCCGGGATTGCTACTGGAGCTGAGGTAAACAACAGCGATCTATACATTATTGCTTGCAGTGATGAAACGACAGCTTTGACTACTGGCACCGCCAAGGCAACATTTAGGATGCCTGCTGCTGGTACGCTAACAGCTGTTCGCGCTAGCGTTACGACAGCACCTGCAGGATCCGCTTTGCAGATAGATATAAATGAAAACGGGGCAAGTGTTTTGAGCACTAAGCTCAGTATTGATGCAACAGAGAAAACAAGTACGACTGCTAGCACTGCGCCAGTTATCTCGGACAACCAGTTTGCCTCTGATGCAGAGATTACAATTGATATTGATCAAGTTGGTTCCACTACCGCTGGAACTGGCCTCAAAGTTCAACTTGAAATCACCCGGAGCTGATCATCATGACCAACTACGTCTGCTACGACAAGATGCTTGGCAGGGTAACAGGATACCCTCGCATTACAGATGACGAGCCTATCTATAACCCGGATCCTGAACTCTGCGTTTGCTTGACAGTTGTTGAGCAAGCAGAACCGGCAGACCGCGAAGGATACTATAAATCTGTTTTATGGGAAGTGGACCTGGATACTGAAGAGTATCGCCAGGTGTGGTCCGAGTCCGAGATTGTTGATTTGCCTGTGATTGGCGACGGCAGCGGAACGGGGGTTTAAGAAATGGCAGTCATTGTAATCAACCCGTACCAGTACGCAGCGCCTTTTGATCCTTTCGGGTCTGCCTATGAAAATGTTTCACTGTTGTTGTTTGGCAACGGCCCTAACAACGGCACAACTTTTACGGATTTTAGCAGTTATGGTCATACTGTGACTCCTGTTGGTAATGCAAAAATCTCCACCACGCAAAGTAAGTTTGGTGGAGCATCAATATATCTTGACGGGAGTGGTGATTGCCTGTCTCTACCAGACAACGCAAGTGCTTTTGACTTTGGGACTGGGGATTTTACGAT